CTCGTCACTTGAATGACGATTGACCCAATCCAGCAACTCATCCCAATCGATTGGTGTGTGGAACAAGTTAAGTTTATCCATTAAGCGGCGGCTCCTTTACGTTCTGCGACTAGCGTCTTTGCGCTGTCTGATGGGATGTGATAGCTCTCAATGTCGCGACTACCTTGCATCATGCTTGCATTCGCGTCGTTCATGAGATCGCGTAGGCTGTCGTACAGATCGTACTCGCATGACCAAGAAGAGATGTCCTCGTTACGCTTGATCTCTTTTGCGATAACGTCTGTGATCTGACGTAGCTCACGCATTGTAAATACGCATGTGACTTCGACTTCGAGAGCATTAAGGTTATGTAGTTTTGGCATTTGATATCCTTTCATATTACCAATAACGACGACTAACTACGGAATGGCTAGCCGCCTGAAATACGCACAACGCTTCAAAATCGGAAAACACAAGAGTTCCCGCAGCAATGTAACGTCCACTTGCTTGACGTAACGTTGTGAGGACAACTCTTGTGTTTTACTATTTTGAACCGCGTCCGATACGGAAAGCGGCAGGCCCTATTCCGTAGTAAGTAAAAATGGAGAAGCCCCCATATCATGCTGGATCTGATGGCCCCAAGGTCATCAGATTGGGCAGGATATCTATCGGGCTTCGAGGCTATTTAAGGTTTGCCCATGTACAACTTGCAACGGTACTTCGGTGAGAAGCAAACCGCCCGCATCCGCTGCCGACGCCCGCAGTGGTCTATGAATCGTCTTCAGCGATTCATGACCCGAGGACGTTCGACAGGCAGCTAATGGATGCGTAACCGCGTCTGCGTAACGAGTGATTACCATCCACAGGGCGCATCCGCGATCAACATGACCTTGCAACTAGCGGTGGCTAGATCGCGGACAGCCCGTCCTCCAAGCCGAGCCGAGCAGGGATTCGAGCCACTGCACGGATCTCTGCCGCCTCGGCTGATTCCCGACGGATCTCTCCTTCTGTCTACGAGAGTGCGACAGCCGAGGAACGAGGGAACGATACTCACCCGAAGGGCCAAGACCCGAGGCACGAGGGGCTTGGTTCATGAGTAGCGCGGTCGTCGCCCGTAATATTCTACAGGAAAACGAAGGCACCTAACCTAAAATATTCTAGAAGCACAGGAACATGCAGCATACCAGAGAGCCGAGGACCTCGATGCATAAATCCTAGCGCACTATACTCTGCGACAGTATCGGGGGTTACTCTGGCAAATACCTGTGTATGAGACCCTGTCGCGACGGGGGCACCCCCTTATTTGCACCCCCGTTTGTTCTGTGTGCTACCTATAATGTTGGTTTTGTAGATTCATTCGTGTATAATTGCATTTGAGAACGTAAGGAGAACATCCGTGGCGACCAAGCGTAACTACAAGAAAGAGTACGAAAACTACCACTCTTCGCCCAAGCAGAAGAAGAACCGAGCTTCGCGGAACGCGGCCCGAGCTAAGTTACTCAAGTCTGGCAAGGTTAAGAAGGGTGACGGCAAGGATGTTACTCATCGTGATGGGAATCCAAGAAACAACAGCTCGAAAAATCTGGGTGTGCTGAGTGCGAGTAAGAACCGGAGTTACCGTCGTACTCGGAAAGCGCGGAAGGCTCAGGTCCACTAAAAAATCGCGGGTATATTTTCATTTGGGATTGTTGTAGGGTATTGGCACACGGACCGAGGACCTATTATGCAAGAGAACCGTATGAGACAAGTTGCTGCGCAGATGGCGGAGCGTTATGGTGTTGACCCTGAGTTGTATGTTCGTTTGATCCAGAAGGAGAGTGGGTTTGATCCGTCTGCGAAGGGTGCGGCTGGGGAGATTGGATTAGCTCAGATTATGGCTGAGACTGGTCGAGATCCGGGTTTTGGAGTTACTCCGATACAGGATCGGACGGATGCTGTTGATAATTTGCGTTTTGGTGCTGAGTATTTGGGTGCTTTGATTAAGAAGTACGGTGGGAATTACCGTCAGGCGTTGATGGCGTACAATGGTGGTGCGGGGAATGTTGACGCTGGAAAGCCGAGTTCTGCTGCGAAGAGTTATGCGGATAGTTTGTTGGGTGGTAAGACTGGGTCTTTGCGGAGTCCGACCCCTGCTGCTGCGGAGAAGACTGACAAGGATTATGAGAAGGCGATTGCTGCGTTATTTGCGCGGCAGGATGTGAAGGCTCCGAGTGTTAAGGCTCCGAGTGGTCGTTATGGGCGGAGCAGTCGGATGAGTCCGTTGAGTGGAACTGGGATCCCGGGTTTGGGGAGTATAAAGGCGTATTCGACGCCGGGTGGGATAGAGAGTTTATATAAGAAGCCATGATTGAGTATATAGTTCTGGATGGGAAGCTATCTGAGGATATTGAGCGTGATTTTTTGGAGATGGGTCGCGCTGCGTTTGAGGAGAGTAGCTTTAACGGGATGATTGAGTACGACGAGCAGAAGATGTTGGAGGTTGCTCGGACGTATTCGGAGATGGAGCATAAGTTGCTGGTTTTGGCGGTTGACGAGGGTCGAACTGTTGGTGTGTTTGCAGGATATAGTGCTCCGTGGTATTTTAGTTCTGATAGCATAGCGCGGGATGTGTTATGGTATGTGGTAGAAGAGCATCGAAGTTCAGGAGTTGGATTGATGTTATTGTCTATATTTGAGGAGTGGGCCAAGGAGATGGGTGCGAAGTCCGTTTGGTTAGGTCAGGATTCTGGTATAGACACGAGTAAATTTTCGCGGATATTGGAGGCTAAGGGATATAGCTTCATTGGCGCGAACTACGCGTTAGGAGTGAACTGATGATTAGAGACTTGTTCCGTGCACCTTGGCTCTTGGACCCTCGGACATTTGGTGGTGACGACGGCGGCGGAGGTGGCGGTGGCGGCAGCGACGACAACGACTCTTCAAGCTCGACATCTAAGCCTAAGGAAGAGAAGAAGACCATTGGTCAGGTTTCTACTACGGGTCAGTACGCTGGCGATGGCTTTGAGTGGGTTGAGAACGACGGTGGTTATTTAACGCGGACGTACACTGGCGAGGGGAAAAACAACGGTCTTGGCACGGACGTTCGCACGGGTGGCACGGAAGACAAGCCTGTTAAGGAAGCGATTGCGGCTATTTCGTTGAATCAGACGAACAAGCCTGAGACTGTGTTTGGCGAGACGAAGGCGTCGTCTACGGACGGTAGTCTTTTGGATTTATTCCGCCCCGAGAAGGATCAGGTTGGTTCTGCGAGTTACGCGGAGCAGATTGGATATAAGGCACCGAAGAAAGAGCAGACGTTTGATGAGGCGTTGGCGGAGAACCGCGCTGCTGGAAACCAGACGTTTACGTGGAACGGGAAACAGTACACGACGGAACTTGCACCTGAGCCTGAACCAGAAGCGGCGGCACCAGCGTTTGACTATACGATGGGCGTAGGAGAGCCGGGTCGCGGTGGTGCGGCGGAGATGACGGTTGTTGATCAGGTTGACACGTCGCAACCGTTGCCAGAGCCTGAGCCTGAGCCAGTGTTTTCATATGACATGTTTGGTAATCAGTACACCTCGGCGGACGATGCTGCGGCTGCGGACAAAAAGGCTGCGGAGGCACAAACTGCGGCGGAAGCACTGATTCAAGCCGCTGCGGAGAAGAAAGCGGCGTCGGAAGCAGCACAGGCTGCCGCGTCACAAGCAGCCGAGGATCGGTCTGCACGGATGATTGCGGGTCGTGACTTGGGCGCGGATCTTGGGATTGGTATGTCTAGTTCTCCTGTTACTGCGGAGCAGCTACAGACGGGTGCGGACACTGTTACGTTGCCGACGTTGTCGGGTGGAAGCTTGACGGTTTCTACTGATTTGGATAGCTCGATTTATGACGATATTTTGTCGGACATCAGCGATACGGGCGATATCAGTGCGGCGACGATGGACAAGATTACGGCTGGTGGAGCGGTAAACGACAATCGTTTGCGTGTTGGAGATCCGATGACCGAGCAGTTAGCTACGGAGTTAGGGTTTACTTATTTTGAGGGTGACACTCTTACGAGCGAAGACATTATGGACTTGGCGTCTAAGGGTTTTGACGTAAACACGGGCAGCGTTGTTGATTTTGCTACGGGCAGTGACGTTGGTCGGATTACGTTGGATACTGTTACGTCTCCGCAACAGCAGCCAGATACAACGTCACAACTTCCGTTTAGCGGCAACCTTTACGGCGCGGATTCTCCGTATCGAGCGGAAATGCTACAGAATCTTCAGACGGCGGCACCTACTACGGATGTGGACTTAAACTTCCCGTTAGGTCGTCCTGAGGACCCTGATTCAGCGGCGGGTCGTTATTTGGCGTCTGGTATGGCGCAAGCGGGTCAGCTTCTTGGGACTCTTGGAGAAACTGCGGGAGAGTATTTAAATCCGACGACTGCGGGTATTGGATATGATGAGGGTGAGGTTGATCCCCGCTTGGCGGAAGCAGCGGGTGCAACTCCGGGTGCGACGGCAATGCAGACTGGCGAAGAGCCAAGCGAGTTCACTCAAGCAAGCCGAGATCTTGCGGAACGGATGGCGAATATTCAGGATCGCGTTGAGGCGGGTCTATCGCCCGAGGAGCAAGCAGCGTTAACAGCGGATATTATATCGCCGTATACGTCTGAGTTGGGTCGTCCGGGTTTGTCTTTTGACATGGACGCCTTTACGGCACAGGGTTTGAAATCGGCACCGTCTACGGTTGCTGGTTTGTCGGGTGCAATTGCGGGTCCCGTTGGTCTGGGTATTACGGGCGCGGCGATGACGGGTGCGGAAGTTGGCTACGAGGCTGGAGAGAAGGTTGAGCGGGAAGCGATTGCTCGTGGGTATTCTCCAGAAGAAGCTGAGGCGATGCGGATCGAGGCGCAAAAAGCGGGTACGGCGTACGGTATTCCAGTTGGTGCTGCGAGTAACTTGTTATTTGCGCGAGTTGTTCCCGGTTCTGGTAGGAGCATTATTGGTCAGACTGCCAAGAACATGGGTGAAGAGGGCTTCACTGAGGGTTACGTTGAGCAGAACGTTGCGGCATTGGCGACGGATCCACTTCTGGGACAGCAAACGGCGGGTACTCAGTTTTCTCCTAACGAGGCTATTTTGGGCGCGACGGGTGCAGGGATTGCAACTCCTGTGTTGTCTGGGGCGCAAACTCCTACGTTGGATGTCACCAAATCGCCTACATTTGGTCAGCCAGCACAGTCTACTGTTACATCCGCATATCAGGATGCGGCGGAGAGCATGGTTGACACAGGAATTACTGGAGTTGGCGATGTACGGGCGGATGCACGAGCGATGGCATCGGAGATGTTGATGGACGGTAGTATTACGTTTGACGGAGACAACAACATTCTGACGAACGAGGAAACAGGATTAGCGTACCAGATTGATCCAAAGGTTACTTCGATTCAGGATGCGACAACGGATATCATCTTGGGCAACACTCCCGAAGGTGCTCGTTTGGTTACGCCTCCAGCTACAGCGACTGCCGATATCGAAACAGCGACTGCCCCCGGTCAGGCTGGTATGTCTTTCGAGGCCAAGCAGCGATTGGATAAAGCGATTGCGGCAAAAGAAGCGGAAGGGATTTTACCTGCGACGAGTGGCGTAAGTCTTGAGGCAGCGGGTGCGGATAGCGTTGCTCGGATACCTGCTTCGGGTATCGAGACCGTTGTAGAAACAACTCAGCCCCCTGTTGCGGAAGAACCTGTGGTAGAAGAGCAAGCTCCCGTAGCTGAGGAAGAGCAAACCCCCGTAGCTGAGGAGATCGTTGTTGAGGAAGAGCAAGCCCCTGTAGCTGAGGAGACAACTCAACCGCCTGTCGCGGAAGACCCAGTTGTAACGGAGGATGCGGCGGTAACCGTTAATGTGCCTGTGGATACCGTGGTTCCAGACGAAGACTTCACACCTGAGATTGAGGACGATGAAGAGCCAGAAGATCCGGATACGGGTGTTACTGTAGATGTCGACGAACCAGATGGTGATTTTGTTGCTCCGATCACAACAACTGACGATGACGGTAACGAGATCACGGAGTGTCCAGAGGGATATCAGTTGGTTGAGGGTCCAGACGGTCCAACGTGCCAGAAAAGTGTTCAAAGAACGCGGCAACGTGCGGGTCGTGGCTTACAGGCTTATACAGGCCTTGCTCTTCGTGAGGGTGAAAAAGGCCCGGGTCAGAAAACGAAGACGACAACGGTCACTCAACGGACGGCACCTATTACGCGTAGAACATGAATTTACAAGCGTTACCAGAAGATGCACTAAAAGAGATCTTAGCCTTAACCGAGGCTAAGAAAAAACTAGATTTGAGGGAAAAAGCGCAAGAATATTTCATGCCCTTTGCTCATCATGTCTATGAGAACTTTATTGAGGGCCGTCACCACCGAATTATTGCTGAAAAGCTAGAGCGTGTGGCCCGAGGTGAGTTGAAACGTTTGATTATCAACATGCCTCCGCGTCATTCTAAGTCGGAGTTTGCTAGTTTTTTGATGCCAGCGTGGTTTTTGGGCCGAAATCCGAAGCTAAAGATCATTCAGGCGACCCATAATACGGAACTTGCGGTCAGATTTGGTCGAAAAGTGCGGGATTTGATCGACGATCCGGCTTATAAAGAGGTTTTTCCCGAAACGAACCTAAAAGAAGACAACAAAGGCGCGGGTAAATGGCAGACTGACAGGGGCGGCGAGTACTTTGCGGCGGGTGTTGGTGCTGCGGTGACTGGTCGCGGTGCGGATTTGTTCATTATTGACGACCCTCACTCGGAACAAGACGCTTTGAGCGAGACAGCGTTCGACGATGCGTACGAATGGTACACCTCTGGACCCGGTCAGCGTCTTCAACCGGGTGGTTCGATCATTTTGGTTATGACCAGATGGGGTAAAAAGGACCTAACAGGCCGTCTACTCGCCGCACAGGGGAGTGATACGATGGCAGATCAATGGGAAGTTGTAGAGTTCCCTGCGATTTTGCCAAGTGACAAGCCGTTATGGCCTGAGTTCTGGGAAAAAGACGCATTATTGTCGATTAAAGCGTCACTTCCTGTTTCAAAATGGAACGCGCAGTGGCAACAGACGCCAACAGCGTCGGAATCGGCGATTATTAAGCGAGATTGGTGGCAACCTTGGGAAAAAGACGAGATTCCACCTGTAAAATACATTCTTCAAGCGTATGACACGGCGTTTTCTAAGAAAGAGACCGCCGACTACTCCGCAATCACGACTTGGGGCATTTTTGAACCCGAGGAAGGCGGACCAGACAACATAGTTTTGCTGGATGCCCAGCGAGGACGATGGAATTTCCCTGAGCTAAAGGAGGTTGCGTATGAAGAGCACGAGTATTGGGAGCCGGACATGGTGTTGGTCGAAGCGAAAGCGACGGGTACACCACTCATTGACGAGTTGCGGCTTCGCGGTATTCCGGCGCTGGGGTTCTCGCCGGGGAAAGGCAACGATAAAGTGACCAGAATGCACATGGTTGCGCCATTGTTTGAAGCTGGTGTAGTATGGGCACCAACAGACAAGAAATTCGCTGATGAGGTGATCGAAGAGGTTGTTTCATTTCCTAATGGCGATCATGACGACTTTTGTGATAGTATGACGCTAGCACTGATGCGTTTTCGGCAAGGCGGCTTTGTTTCTTTGCAGGGTGAAAACGAAGAGTTCGACGAATATCGTCGTAAACGGGAGTATTACTGATGGCATTGCCACCGATTGTAGATTCTGGAATTGCAGCAGAGGATATGCTGCCTACGGAAGCATCTGTGGACGTATCTGTCCCACAGCCGGAAACATTTGAAGGTGGCGCGGAAGTCATTGACGATGGACAGGGTGGTGCTCTTGTTCAGGCGTTAACTGAGGCGATGATGCAGGAGCAGCAACCGCAACAGGTCCCGCATAACGCTAACCTAGCGGAGTTTTTAGATGAAGGATATCTTGGAGAGATCTCTTCAGACCTTAGAGCGTCTTACGAAGAGGATTTGGACTCTCGGGCAGACTGGGAAGAAACTTATACTAAGGGTCTTGATCAGCTTGGAGTCAAATACGAAGAACGCACACAACCGTTTGAGGGAGCTTCTGGCGTCACTCACCCGTTGATTGCGGAAAGTGTGACACAGTTCCAAGCACAGGCGTACAAGGAGCTATTGCCCTCAGGTGGCCCTGTAAAAACACAGATCATTGGTTTGCAGGACCAAGCTCGTGAAGAACAAGCGGGTCGTGTTAAGGATTTCATGAACTACCAGATTATGGAGGTCATGGAAGAATTTGATCCAGACATGGATCAGTTGTTGTTTTATTTACCACTGTCTGGTTCTACCTTTAAGAAGGTTTACTTCGACGAAGCGAAACAACGCGCGGTATCTAAGTTCATTCCTGCGCAGGATTTGGTTGTTCCTTATGCTGCATCGGATTTGGCGACGGCATCTCGTGTGACGCATGTTTTGCGTATGGATGCAAACGAAGTACGCAAGATGCAGATCGCAGGGTTCTACCGTGATGTAGAGCTAAACAGTTCAGATGACGAAGAGGATGAGGTCCGTCAGAAGGTTGACGATCTACAGGGTATTTCTCGTTCGTACACCGACGATATATACACAATTTTAGAAATGCATGTGGACTTAGACCTTGAGGGGTTTGAGGACATGTCTCCTACAGGAGAACCAACGGGCATTGCGCTACCATATATTGTGACACTAGACGAGGGATCTGGTCAGGTTCTTTCTGTACGTCGCAACTTTGAAGAGGGCGCAACGCTAGCCAGAAAGCAACAGTACTTTGTGCATTACAAGTTTATGCCGGGTCTTGGTTTCTATGGCTTTGGTTTGATTCACATGATTGGTGGTCTTGGTCGTGCGGCGACGAGTATCTTACGGCAGTTGATCGATGCTGGTACTCTTGCCAATCTCCCAGCAGGATTCAAGGCCCGAGGCGTAAGGGTTCGTAACGATGACGAGCCTTTGCAGCCGGGTGAGTGGCGGGACATAGATGCACCGGGAGGGGACATTAAGAGTTCGATCATCCCTCTTCCATACAAAGAGCCTTCGGGTACGTTAGCACAACTGCTTGCGGCCCTTGTAGAAGGCGGCAGGAGGTTCGTTTCTCTTGCTGACCAGCAGACAGGCGACGGTAACAGTCAGGCTCCTGTAGGGACGACTGTGGCTCTCCTAGAGCGTGGTATGAAAGTCATGTCTGCGATTCACAAACGGCTTCACTACTCACAGAAGCAGGAGTTCCGTGTTTTGGCGCGGATCTTCCGTGATAATTTGCCCCCTGAATACCCGTATGAGGTAGAGGGCGGCAACCGAATGGTGATGGCTCAGGACTTTGATGACCGTGTGGATGTCATTCCTGTCAGCGATCCCAACATTTTCTCGATGGCGCAGCGTGTCACGTTGGCGCAAACCCAGTTGCAGCTTGCGCAAAGTAATCCTCAGATGCACAATCTGCACGCGGCTTATCGTCGTATGTATCAGGCCCTTGAGGTTCAGAACATTGACGAGATCCTCCCACCACCACCTCAGCCGCAGCCACTAGACCCCGCCATCGAGAACGCTCGTGCGTTAATGGGAGAGATCTTGAACACCTTCCCTGAGCAGGATCACGATGCCCATATTCGTATGCACTTGGCGTTTATGAAGACGCCGCTTGTTATGACGTCGCCGCAGGTGATGGGTACGTTCTATGCGCATGTTATGGAACACGCGTCACAGAAAGCTCGTCAGATGGTAATGGTAGAGATTGAGGCCATCATCAATCAGGCTCAGTTGGCGTCACAAAGTGGTGCAATTGATCCACAGGCTGCGCAGATGCAGATCATGGAAGTTCAGCAAAACATGCAGGACCCAGCGCAAATGGAGCAATTGATTTCGTTGCAGATGGAAAAGGTTTTGGCAGATATCTTGCCAGAGCTAATGCCTACTGGAAACGATCCGATGAACGATCCGTTGGTACAGATTCGTATGCAGGAACTGGCACTGAAGCAACAGGATTTGCAGCGTAAATCTGAGGACGATCAAGGCCAGATGTTGCTTGAGCTACAGAAAATGCAGCAACGCGCGGCAACGGATGCGGCTCGAATGGAGAGCCAAGAGGACATCGCGGAAGAACGCAACAAGGTAAACCGTGAGCGGATTGACGTACAGCGTGAAGCGATGATGCGGAGAAGCTAATGTGTACTCTGGTCCTGATAGCTTGGGGCCAGACATACATGCTTGGGTTCCATAAACTTTGCTACTACGACTGTGGG